CGCTTGGAGGAGCGCCGCGCGACTTGCAGAGTAGCTGCTGTTGAACGTCTTCATGAGGACTTCGTACGGCTGTCCGATGGCCGCACCAATCTGCTTTTCAAGCGCCTTGGTGAAAATCTCGAACGTGCTCATGCTGTTCGAGGCATCAACCGTCTTGACATCCACGCCTTTCGGCAAAGCGTTCATCGTACCAGCAGACAGGCTGTACTCGCTCGGGTCCACCGTCGGCGTTTTCGCGTCCTCGGCCGCAACGCCCGTGCCGGGCAGGACGTCTTCGATGGACTGCCCCGCCGTTTCCTCGGTGAAGAACAGCGCAAAGAACGACTTGATGATGGCGGCTGTAAGCTCCGCGTTCGTGTAGCGGCTGACTTGCTTCAATGTCTCGATGACAGGGGCGAGGTATGGGACGCCACGATACTGTTCCGGTCGTAGGTCGTGACAGATTTGCAGCATGTTCGGGGTCCCTGTCTCGCTTCCGAACGCCTTGACGCGCACCCACTCAGGCGCCTGCTCGATGTCCGTGGGGTCCCAGGGGACGCGGTTCGATACCCAGTAAGCTACGACAGCGCCATCCTTGTTGATTTCAACGCCTGAGATGATGCGATTATTCGGATTCGGGGCTTTCATCTCGACCGCGTACGGGCCAAGCGTTCCGAAATAGTCCCGGCTCATCGGATTCGAGATGCGATTCGCCTCCAGCAGCTGGATGCGGAGCGAGTACGGCATCTGCGGCGTCGGCAGGCGGCGTTTGAAGAGTGCAAAAGAATCGCCGTCCGTGAGGTACGAGACATAGGCGATGTCCTGCATGTCGTAGAAGTTGTTGCGCCGCGTGAGGTCGCAGTCTTTCGAATTCGCCCAAAGGTCGAATTCCTGCATCGTCTTGCGCGTCCACGCGCGGGCTTCGTCCGGCGTGAGGCCGAGCGTCTTGAACTTCAGACGTGGGAAAACGTGCAAGCCATCCCCCACCGTATGCATCGCGCTCGTCTTGATGGCCGCCGCGCCGATTGGCGTGTTGATGCTCTGGTCGGCGGCGCGGTTGCGAAGCGTGAAAAGATGCGCATTGATGTCACTTTTCGGCGATGCCTTGAGAGGATGCCACGCCTTCAAGATGTTGCTGCGCTGGGACGCACCGCCTTCACCGTATCCGCTGTTCTTGACCGTACGCGGCATCTTTCCTCTCGTCTTTCTTCTCATCGAATCACCTCCTTCCATCTGATTCGAGTCAATCAAAGAACACGGCCCGCTTGCTCATCCGGCGCGGCTGGATGACAACATCATCAAGCGCTGCACCTGCTTCCACAAGGTTGTCGATTTCCTTCCGCACTTCCGACAAATTCGCCCGTGTAAGCTGCCGGTTGCCAATCGTGTATGACTGCCCGGACAAAATCGCGCGTTCCGCCTCGACGTAAAGCTTCAATCTCGCATTTTGTAGTGCGTTCGCCATATGTTCATCCTCACCTCACCAAATATTTTTCTGCGCCGAAAAACGGCGCTTCAACGTTGATTTTTTCTTCTGTGGTGCCTTTTTTGGCACTTCCTTGCCCGTTAAGAGCGCCTCCAACCTATCCCAGTCCGGCCGACAGGACTGCATGCACGCCAGATTGTAGACGCGGAGGTCGAGCGGCTCGTTTCTGACACCCTGCGTCGGCTCCCAGACTTCGCGAATCTGTCCGCCACGCTTCACCGTCTTCTTGTGCTCCGAAATGATGCCCTTGAAGTAGAGGTCATCATAGCCGCGGTGCGCAAGGTAGGAGAGCTTTTTCGGCTCATCCTTGGGGAAATGGAAGTACTGGGGCCCTGGCGTCTCGACGGCCAGGCGGTTCATGACGGACTGCTTGCCATCGTCAACGCCGAGCATGCAGAGAGGGATTTTCGCAACGGATGCGCGGCCGATTTTGTAGTTGAGCGGGATGCCGGGACCGCCTTGGCCCTTGATGGCGAAGCGCTGCTTGCTGAAATTCTTCAGGCAGTAGGCGTAGACGTCGCTCGTGTAGTGGCCGCCGGAGTCGATGAACGTCCGCAAGACCTTCAGCCCGCTTCCGTCCTTAAACGTATAAACATGGTCAAGGACCTGGTCAAGTTCTGCCCAAGTTCGCGCCTTGTCCGGCTCGCCGAGGATGATGCCCTTGACAATGCCCCACGACTCTTCCTCGCGCCCCCAGCCGCAAACCTCGTACTCGAGGCGGTTGTCCTGCGTATCGACGGCCGCCGTAAGCATCAGGACACCGTCTGGCAGTTCCGCGCCGTATTTCTCGCGCCGACGAAGGAAGATGGTCTCATCATCGAAAGCACCGGGCATCCGGTACGTCTCGCCGAAACGCGTATTCATGACAACGCGCTCACGGTCGGGCTTTCCCTTCGCCATCAGCCATTCTTTCATGACTTCTTTCCATGAAAGCCACGGAGACGCGAAGCAGTTCACGAAAAACGAGCGGATGCCGTTCAAGAGCGCCCGCTCGTTCTGAGCTACATATTTCTTTTTCGCCCGCTTCATCTGCATCTCCGTGAACTCATAGCCGCAATCGGGGCATCTCCATTTCACGTCGTGAACGAGGATATTCTTTCCTTCGCCTTCATAATCGACGTGCATGTCCGTGTAGCGGAGCAGATGGAACTCGCCGCAGTTCGGGCACTTGTGTTGCCATTCTTCCTGCGTGCCCGAGAGGTATTCCACCTCGATGCGGCTCGCGCCTTCATTCGTAGGCGTCGAGAACATGCCGATGACGGCGTTCCAGAACGTCGTGGTGCGCTTCGCCGCGAGATCCACCGGGTCACCTTCCGTTCCCGCTGAGACAGGAAAGCGGTCGACTTCGTCAGCCAGCAGGATGCGAATCGGTCGAGACGCGAGGCCAGCAGGCGAATTCGCTCCACACATGATGAGGCGGCCGCCTGGAAAGATTTTTGAAAGGATGGTGTTGTTGCTGTCACGGCTTTTCACCTCGAAAAACAAGGAAGAGAGCGCTTTCGTATCTCGAATCATTGGGGAAATACGGCTTTTGGAGTAATCCTGCGCCATCTCGATCGTCGGCTGAATCATCATAACCGCGCAAGGGTCGAGATGCGCGAAGCGCCCGATAACGTTGTTCATGATGTCAGACTTTCCAACCTGCGACGCGCTCTTCACGATGACGCGATGGACACCAGCCTGAGTGAACGCGTCCATGATGTCCTTCTGGTACGGCGCACGCGACGTCTTCCATTTGCCGGGTTCCGCCGAGATGCCGGAGGACAGCATGCGATACCTGTCAGCCCACTCGCTGACCGTCATCTCCGGAAGAGGTTCAAGACCGCGATGCGAAATATACTGCCACAGTCGGACGCTATTCCTCCTCGCCATCGACGACTTCCTCCTCCAGATACTGCTCCGGCGTGTATTCTGCAAGCTCGCTGAGCTTCTCCTTGATTTCCTTCGTGAGCACCTCGTAGATTTCTTCTCGCTTCAGCCCCTCAAGGATAGGCGCTAGCTTTGTCGGAAGCCCCAGCAGCTGCGTACGGAGGTTTGACAGCATCTCTGTCTGCACCATTTCAACCGTTCGAGCGTCGTAGACCTTGCCTTCCATCTTCGCCAGCTTGAGCTCGGCGATTTTTCTCTCGGCCGCTTCGCGTTTGGCGCGTTCGACGTTGATGTCGATGTCGTCTTCAGTGCCGGACGCTGGGACCGCATGAGAATAATAGTTTTTGAGACTACTAAAAACAAAAATTCCGCCGTTTTTATCATTCTTATCACAAACAACGATTCCTGTTTTTACCAGCTGTGATATATAGGGTTGGGAGACGCCCATCGTTCGAGCAAGTTCCGTCTGTGTCGTTGTGAGCAACTTCAAATCCTTGCTGATCTTCACGGCTTTTGCCTCCCTTCACTTATGATTCAAACAAAATGCATTTGACTACAAAATTTTCGG